AAGTTCGTCATATTGGGCTTTAAGTTCGTTGAATTTCATCAAAGCTTCATCGGCGGTTTCTTTCGCTTTTTCGCTAAGTTTTTCGCCTTTTTCCATACGGCCGTTGATTTCTTCAGCTTGGGCTTTGACTTTGTCAGTGGCTTCAGCAAATTTCTTGGCGAGCTTGACATTGTCGGCATTTTCATTGTCTTTAGTAAACATGATTGCTTCCTTAAATTGAGTTTAAAATTGCTAAGATTTGAGCAGTATCATCACCGCTTTTTTCGCTTATTGAGTTGCTGTCAGGCTCGCCCTGTAGCAGTGAGCGCAAACCATGCCCAGCGATGGCAGTGGCTTGGCTTTTTGAGAATCCTGCCTCACGCAAGAATTTCTCAAAGTCAGATAAAGAGGGTAGTTCTCCCTTCGCCAAATGCGATTTGACCGCATCGATGCGACTATCAGTGTTGGCGGGGAAAGTGACGATTGAGATTTCACGTAAATCTAGCTTGAGCAGGTTATAGACACCCTGCTCGTTGTCGATGCTATATTCTTTGACGTAGTAGCCAATCGACAAGCCATCGATAGCGCCATGTTTGAGTAGGGCATGGGCTTCTTTTGCCTTGGCAACATCGTTGATAAGCAGCTGACCTTCACCATACAAGCCTTTCTCATCTTCAAATAGCTTGGTCCATACACCTAGTACAGTCGCTTTGTCGTGTTGCCACAAGATAGGTGGTAATTTGCCCTTGGCTTGCCATTCATTGAGCGAATCAACAAATGCACCTTTGCGCACCACGTCGCCATAGCTGTCTTCAACGTCAAAAACATTACAGTAGCCCGAAAAAAAACCGTCTTCAGAGACGGTTTCGGCTTTAAAATTCATAAAATCTTTAGTTTTGATTGCCATTTGTCTGTCCTGTTTTTTGGTTTGCCACGGCTTGCAACATTTCAATCGGTGTTAAGTTGAGCTGAACGGTTAATGAGTCAGCACCTTCAACGGGTGGTAATTCTTCAAGCTCTCGCACTTCGTTACGACTCATCCAGCCATTTTGTAATGCTGATGTGTAGAACGTCGCTCGACCTTGGCTATCAGCTCGAAGCAAACCTTCGACGCTGAATTTCGGTTTAAACTTTAAGCGCTCAGCGGGCGTCAATAGCTTTTTAACAATTTGCTGTTCAATGCGGACCAGGTTTGGACGTAGTGAAAATTGCAGATAGCCAAGTTTCATGCCTTCGAGCGAACTTGCCCAGCTCGATGCCTTATCCGTGTGATAAATCATTTGCGGTGGTGTTGCAAAGGTCCGGCAAATCTCTTCAATGCCAAAATAGCGACTTTGTAGTAACTGGGCATCTTGTGGACTGATTCGCACGTTACCCGTGCTGACCACTTCCATACCCGCCTCTAGAACCATAAACTTACCAGCATTTTCAGGCTTGCCAAATTCTTCAAGATTTTGGCGTAAGCGCTCACGTTGTTGATCGTTTAGTTTGTTTTCACCAGTTTTTAAAAACCCGCCCGCCTTTAACCCATTTTTAAATTCTTGATTGGCGGCAGTGTTGGCATCAATCTGAAAACCCATGACTGACGCTTGGTACTGAATTGGTGATAAACCAACAAAGCCATCAAGTGTGAAGCCTTTTAAGTGAAACACATCGGCATCGGCATAGTTGTAAACTGTCCGACCTTCACGATAAAGATAGGTAACGATGCCGTCTTTGCTGCGATAAGTCGTCACTTGCTCAGGATTTAAGACTTCAAGCGAAATTACTTGTCCATTGCGCGAACTACGCACAATATGCGCATAAGCATTACCCCATAAATCCAGCGCCGCGGCCATCGCCTCCCAAAACTCACTGGCAGTCATATCAGCATTGGGCGAGTCGTGCAAAATACGATAAAGATAATGGTCTTTTGCAATAGTTTTGTCTTCGTTATACAAATGCAGTGGCAGACTTGCAATTGTTTGGCTTCGCAATCGTACACATGCCCAAACCGCTGCAAGTTTTAACGCCGTTTCAGGTGTAACTGGATTGCCCGAGGCGGTGGAAGAACCGCGATGTGATTCTGCTTTGCTGTCTTTGTCGAGGCGTTTTGTGCCAAACAAGCCACCAAATAATCGCCCCCAAAAGCTTGGTGCTGTCATATTTTTACCTACGCAATAATCATATTATCCAAATATTCATCCATACTGCTGCCACTATCCACGCCAGCAAGCACCATCGCGCGGCTGATACCCATGAGTAAAGCCACTAATCCGTCAATCTTTTTGGCGTTTGTTTCTTTTCGTGGGAATACGTTGCCATTTGCATCTTCGCGAGCCACGGTATTACCAACCATCCATGACAAAATCGGATTGCCATCATGCTGAAAACGTCCAGATTTTATCGCAGCCTCAAGCTCACGCATGGCAGGGGAGAATGTCTTGACATTCTTGGGTATCTTGACCGTCTCATAGCCTTCATCACTGATTTTTTTAGCGACTTGAAAACCACCCCATTCATCGTAGGGAACCTCTGATAATGCTACGCGCTCAGCATCCGCAATCAAGTCATCAGCAATAGCGACCAAATCATTTTCAGCGCCATCATGGACTTCGATTAACCCTTGATTCATCCACTTTTGATAGCGGTCTTTTGCCCCGGTTTCCTCACCGTTGTACACGGTGTCTTCAGGCAGATAAAACCAAGGAGACACGCAGCGATATTGAATCTTGCCATCGTCATCAACCCAATAAAACAGATTGATACGAGCCGCCATATCAACTTTGGATGCCAAATCAATCGCCATTACACAAGGCGTGGCTTCAAAGTCTTCAAATTTAAGGTCAGGATTTGCCCTAGCTTTCCATGTTTCCATGTTAAAAAATGCGGCGCGGGCAGATACCCAAACATTGAGATGCTTGGTTTTAAAGCTGTTTTGACGTGAAGCGTTGTTAATCGCCTTTGTCTGTTGTGACTGCAGAAAGTCGGCATAAACAGAGACGTTAAAATTCGGATTGGCTTTGGCTAAAACATTGATGTCTGTCCAATCATCACCATCATCAATCGTCCAAATCCAGCCAAAAAGCTCATCATCGGGGACATTACCAAGAAGCATGTCTTGAACACGACTGCGTAATTCATAACAAGGACCTTCGATGTTAAAGCCAGCTGTGGTGATGACAAATATCATTGGTTGGCGACGCGCACCCATACCCGTTTGCATGGTGTCGTACAGTCGACTGTCTGGGTGTTCGTGGTATTCGTCCACGATGGCACAATGTGGCGACTGACCATCTGGCGGGTCGCCGATAATCGTCTCAAAGATTGCCCCGTCTTCTGGGCGCTCAAGACTTGCTGCATTAATCTGTATGCCAGCGGCTTCAATCAACTCAGGTGAGCGCAGCGCCATTAAGCGAGCGGGCTTAAAAACTTCCCAGGCTTGCTTTTCTGTTGTTGCACCGCTATAGACTTCGCTACCAAATTCGCCATCATTGGCAAACATATTGAGAGCGACGCCTGCAGCGATTGCAGACTTACCATTTTTACGTGGTACTTCCCAATACGACTCACGGAATCGGCGATAACCGTCTTTTTTGCGTACCCAGCCAAACGTGACGGCAATACCAAATTTCTGCCATGGCTCAAGCTGAATTTTCTGGCGTTTTAAAGCCCATTCACCTTTGGTATGGGGCAATAACTCAATGAAAAGTATCTTTTTTTCGGCTAATTTCGGCTCGAATTTGTATGGATAATCACGGCTTTTAGATTTTTTTAAATCGTCTAGGTGCCGCTGACACGCCAAAACCACCCATTTACAAGCGGGTACCTTCCCTGCTACAACTTGTTTTGCCCAATTGTTTGCGATATCGACGTTAGGATAAGCGGTCATAAACGTCTCGCAAATTAGTTACATATCAAGCACGCTCGCAAAAGAGTTGGTTTTTTTCTTGTCTTGGTTGCCAGTTAGTCGTTGACGGGACGATGGGTCAAGCCCAAGCATGGCGCCAAAAGTAGCCATCTGTTTCATAGCCTCGTTGATACCAGTGAGCGCAGGGTTTTTAATAGGACCACCCATTGCCCCTTGAACAGTCACTCCGTTTTCAACAATTTCCTGTTGGCATTTACGGTAGTTCTCATAAGCCATGCAAAATGCTTCGACATTGTGCATGTCGGTGATTTTGAGTACTTCATTTTTTAGAAGCTCAGGGACAATCGACTGCCAAATCATTGTGGCATGTTCTAAGCCGTCGAAATAAATTGGCGGTGCGATATCAACCACGGCTGAGAAATCAGGCGCATTATTATTAAGCGCTCGCTTACCAGGATTCCCATTCACACGCTTGATTTCGGTTGGCTTTGCCTTGCGACCGCGTCCTGGTACCGATGCCAATCCGCCCATATCATGAAATCCTTTGTAGCGTCAACCAGTTAAACTTTTAATTTCGCGTACGTAAAAATGCGAG